TTCCAAAATCTTCTACCGACTTTTCTAAATCCTTGTACTCATTAATACCTTCTAATGGAGTGTAGGCTTTTAGTACACTATCTATTTTACTCTGCTGTGTCTCTCCTACCCTTATGTTATTCTCTGCTAAGAATATGGTAATCCCTGCTCTCATTGTATCATAGTCAGTATAGTGACCGGGTACATTAATGTACCCCTGAATTTTGTCTATCAACGTATCATCATCTAACACCTTCGGTTCCCCTTCTCTTTCAATAATTAGATCATAGTTATTATGGACACTCTGGTACACATTAGATAACCCCATAGAAAAAGCAAGTTTTTTGTACGCCTTTAATGTTTCTTTTCTTTTATCTTCATCCTCTATATTGAAGGCTTTACTCAATACATGTGTAAACCATTGTTTCTTCTCTGTATGTACTCTCTGTCTCTTTGTGTACTCATCACTATCTCTTTTATCTGATGCCCTATCTATTAGAGTTATTGTGTCCCGAATAATCTTTCGTCCCTTCTGTGTCTGTGCATAGTTACCACCTCCATATGTATCTACCTCACCAATTAAATCTAGCCAGTTCTTATTCCCAGTTTCCAATGCTTTAGCAGCAAAGTTTCTAGCAGACTTCTCAAGTACCCAAGAGGGAGCATGTCCCTCATCAATGGACTCCTCATTACTAGTGTTAATATCATCAATAAAATTTGTTAAAGTGTTTCCTGCTATCCGTCTGTTATTAAGTTTTTGCGATAGATCAGCAAACTCTGTTTTACCAAGTGGACGAGTCTTTTCTGGTCTAGTCTGTTCTACTTCTAAACTAGCTTGTTCCCATTGTAATGATCTTGGTTCCATTTATTTTCCTTTTATTACCTGTACATAATCCTTATCTTTAACACCAGCTTTTAAGTTACCCATTTCTCCGGGGTACTCAGATTGGAGCTTATTAAAGAAAGTTGCCGTTTGTTCATCCGTTAAATTAGTATTACCTTGAGTTTGTACTTGATACACATTCCCCACTTTAATAATTGCAAATTCCCAACCACCAGTTTTGTCTCCAACAATTCCATCACGTATTTTATCCACCATTAATTGTGCTTCATCTTCTGTTTTGTATGCAATAAGACCGAAATGGTTTCTTTTAGGTTCAATTCCCCCAATAACTTTTACTATTGTTGACTGTGCATTTGGTTCTGTGTCTGGTTGTATTGCTACTTGAACAAGTGCCTCTTCCTGATCCGGTGCATCTTGTGGTTCAGCGTTAGCTATAGCTATATCTTCATTAACATCTTCTTGAGTAAGTGCTACTTGAGGAGATTGTTCATGAGCAAGGGATGGAGCTAGGCTAGGAAGACTTTGGTCTTTTGCTGCTATTCCTTTTGTTTTACTGTATCCTCCACTTGTTAGTGCTACTTGAGGAGCAAGAGAAGGAGCTAGACCCGGAAGACTCTGATCTTCAGCCACCAAACCTAATTGTTCTATTTCAGCGATTTCTGTAGGTGTGAAACCTATCTTCATATTTGCTGCAAATGATCGTGGAGTATCTTTACCTTTAGTTTTGGCTACTTCGGTTTTACTACGTGTTCGATATCTTTTAAGATCATCAGAATTATTTTGTCTATCTTCTTTTTTAAATGCTGCTAAACTAAATACTTTTTTTGCCCCATCTTCTCCTATCTCTGTTTTAATTAAATGGTCTAATGATGCCGATATATTACTCACTTTTCTGTCCCATTCCTTTTTCCCTTCTTGTCTACTTCTATATTTTCTAGGGCCGAGTCCTTGTACATAATTATTTATAAACTTAGTTTCTGTACTAGTATCTCTTGGTATACGAGGAACTTTCATGTTAGAATTAAGTATGTTTCTTCGACCAAGAACTAGATCATCTAATATTTTTTCATCTACCTTTTGTTCAGCTACTACCCCTGGATTTATACTATTAAGTTTCAGGTATTCACTAGTTTGTTTGGTATCTTGTGCCTTTATATTATACTCACTTCTCTGATGCTCTGAATGCATCTGCATCAGTTGTCTTTTAATTGCATCTGCTTTAGGCTGGAACTCTTCATTAGCAACATGGTCACCCAGATCACCCACACGTTCTATCCATGAACGATTCTGACCGGGTGGGCCTTCTGCTTTATGCTGGAACTCATCTAAGAAACTAGTAAAGGCTTCTGGATCTGCACTATTCTTTGCTTCGCTACTCTCCCAAGCCATCATAACTTCATTCCCATACTCTAATGCCATTGCATCAGCTTGTGATCTTTTTAAACCTTCTCTAAAGTATGGACTCTCTCCTCCTGATATTGTTCCATTTCTGATGTTGTCTCGGAACTGTTTTCTTTGGATGGGAGTTGCGTTTTTATAAGCTGCTTCACCTTTTGCAACCATCTTCTTATTCTCTTCGTTTGTCTCTCTATTGTGAGCATCCAAAACTCCCGGCCCAAACTTCAACATTGTACCTAAAAAGTCGGACACCGCCTTCGCATCTTTTCCAGCAGCTTTAACCGCAGGTTGTCGTACACTTGTGGTAGTGCCCCGCCCCCTACGAAAGATCTGTTGCTTTTGTCCCTTCTTTCTAGCGGAAGCTAGTAATTCTGCTTTTGAAGTTGCCATTATGTTATCCTATGCATACCATGGTTTGTCTGCTTTTGTGTCTGCGGCTGGAGTTACTTTAGTATAACTTTTGTACCCAGCATAGCCTTCGAAAGCAGCACCAGCCGTTTTTAAACCCCTCTCATCAGCAGAAGCATACGATTGCGGAGCCATACTTTGAAGAGAACTCTTGTACTGCAGTCGTCTACTGATTCTGTCTCTGGTAATTCCTCCTCTTTCTTGTCTCCTTGAGGTTACTCCTCTTTGGAAGTTATCCTCTAGGTCTCTTACATTATTGGAAATATGTCTCCTTAGATTACCCATAATTGCATCAGCAGTCTGACCTCCACCTATTGTTTCAAAGTTCTGTGCTCGTAACCTAGCCTGATCTTCTCGTGCCATAACAAGCATTTCCAACTTCGCACTAGCAGCATCTTCAGCACTCTTGTATCCCTCTTTCTCTATGTTTATTTCTTCTGAGTAAGCTGATGCCATATCATGCTGGTATGCCTCAGTCTGCATTTCTGCATTCTTAGCAACTGCTTGATTATGAGCACTAACTTGTGCGTCTTGTGCTTGTTGAGCTTGTTGAGCTTGTATTAAAGCGGCTCCTATAAAAACTGCCGGATGACACATTTTATCTCCCTATCATAAATAAATTAAATGGGATACTGTCTACCCCAAATTCTGGCTCCTGTTTTACAAATGAAAACCCTAGTTTCTCAAGCCATTTACTTGTTTGTTTATTCCTGTTATCTACATAATTGAATAACATATCGAATTCTCTCCTGAATAATCTAAGATACTCCTTTGATACCTTATAGAAGCCACTTTTGTTTGAGGTCATATTATTAGATCCCATTAACCACACTACTCCAGATTTGTTATCCACCCTGTTTACTCCAAAGATACCAACTACTTCCTCATTTAGTAACAGAGTATAACAAAAGTCCTCTGACTCATTCAGTCCCTGTTCAAGTGCTTCTATTGGAGTAGCCCTGTGTGAACTCCATATTTCATTCCTGTCTGTCTGTCTCATCTTCTTGGATAAGACTAGGCAGTCGCTCCTAACAGTCTTTCTTACTTTGTACCCCATTAAATTCTCTGGCTTCTTAGTACTTGTAGGGCTTCCCAATCGGCAGACTGTAAAGCAAGTGGATACCAAGACTTACTATTAACTGTAATCTTAACATCTCTTGAGTTGCAGTACACAGGTACCCTGAATACTCCTGTTTCCAGTTCCTTCTTACCTAACAAGGAGGTACCCACAATGATACCTGTGAACTCTCGTATGTTGACATCCCTGTAAAGATCATCAAATGGTCTTGGTGAAATCTCTACTGTGAATGCACCAGTTTTATCATAGGAAATCTCAAAGTTTCTCAGTTGTAATCTACCTGAGTTAATTGAACTTTCGTTACTCTTAACAAACTGTTGTGAGAACTGGTATCTGAAGTCATAAGGTACACCAGCATAAACTACAGGAGTACTATTACCTCTTGAGTTAGATAGCTGAGTTCCGTTTTCTAGTACACCTGCTAACTGGCTTGCTGTTATCTTCTCTCCTGTTTCAACTATGTATTCAACTTCTCTTTCATCAAAGGTAAGAACTTTACCATCATCCCACGGATCTGACTTAGATACTGATGGAGTTACCTTTATGGTACATGTGTCATCACTAGCAAGTGCCTCAGTAGCGATTACTTTATACTTTATACCACTCACTCCTGAAGCAGAGAATGTTTGTCCTATCCTTGGAGCAAAGTTACCAGTTGTGTTTAACCTTTTAAGTTTTAAATTAGATCCAAATTGCCCACTTCCACTTATCTGTACTGTAGTTGTTGTTAATTTATCATAGTCTGCATCTGAGTATGGTAATGAGGAAATTCCTCCACTTGATAGTTTAACTCTCCTGTCTAGCCTAACTCCTATCTGGTCATCAATTACATCAATAGCACTATCTACGGATAAGTTAAGTTTCTCTAAATAAACTGGATCATCAGTCCCATCCCCTCTTCTGAATAGAATAAAGGCAACTGAACTAATGAACTCCACATCTATTATCTCTGCATCGAATTTCCATTTAGACCATGCAGACTGTAACTTTTCTTTATCATTATAGTAGTACTTGTAAACTATTAGTTCCCTTCGGTTAGTATCAGACAGCACCAGCAAGACCTCTTCATTAGAGGACACCGCCATTTTCTTTACTGTACCCTCTATGTACTCTGGTACATGCGCTGTTACTTCATTTGCATCATTTGTTTCAGATGCAATGTCAATGAAGTATTCACGTATACCTGAGAATGACCCACGTTGAAATGGAAAGAAGATTGTTTTACCTGCTGGTACAGGCTTTGTGTCCGTAGAGGTCTCAAAGTTCGTTGCAACGTCAACAGTTACTGAGGTAGGGGTGAGGAAGGCATCGGCAGTTAGTTTGAACTGCTGGAGATCTGAGAACAATACAAGGTTTTCCTGAAAGGGGATAGCAGATTTAAGTATGGCTACTTGGTTATTACTAACTGCCACATCAATAACTGCTGTATCCAAAACAGACAACACAGTATTGTGCCAGAAATTAAAGTACTCTCCTGCTTCAGACAGTATCACATTCTCATCTGACACAAATCCTAAACGGTTCCTGTGGAAGAATACATCATTGATGGTGTAGGTTGCATCAGTTGCATCCACAGGTGCAACAGTATCAGTACCACCTACTGTGTAGTTTGCAAATGAAGGAAAGGGGTTTGTGTTTAAATCTCCCACAGTACGAGATAACCAATCTACTGTACTAAGAATGTAGTAGATTCGACCTGCAACACCATCTACTGTACCAAATGCCTTATAGAGATTAACAGGCATTGTTGCTTTATTAAAACTAGTCCTCGCATTCTTCTTAACTATTTCATGTGCATGTGCTCCACTACTATCTGCTTTACCACCGGGATACACAGGTCTAATTGTTTCTTTCCATACATTACCCTCCCATTTAACATAGTAGTCATCTTGTCCAGTTGACTTATCTCCAGATATTTTTGCAACAAAGTTATCTGCATTAGGAGAAGGCAGTCCAGAGCCGGGTAGGTATCCAAACTGTGCTACCTCATCACTACCATTAATTGCTCTCATGTATGCATCACCCTTACCATCAGTAACTTCTACTGTAAAAGGATACTTGTTGTTACTAATGTGCATGATACTTTCACCTTTAACATACTTAGTAGTGAAGGTTCCATGAGTAGAACCTAATCTGTTTAGGGCAGTTCCAGTAAATGTACCATGATCTATAACACCTTTTGAACCAGAATATAATACATCTCCACCAGCAGTTGCAACATAAGCATCATTTTCTGCTACATCAGTTACGGAAGCACCAGCTTTCAATAGTATAACTAGGTCTGTAAGAAAAGGACGATGTAGAGTATGTACACCTGAACCTGTGTCTGTGATGTTTACGACTGAGCCTCCCTTAGTTAAAGAAACAGTAAGAGTGGTAGGAAGAGGTGTTGTGAGTACATAGTAAGTAGTATCTACAGCTAACCCCGGAGGAATAGTCCCTGCTGTTGTAAATGTTACAGTATCATCCTTAGTTAATCCATGATCTGCACTTGTGGTGATTACCTCTGTTGCTGCAACAACAGTAAATGTGAAAGTAGAGACCCCCGGCCCAGCAAATAAGTTATTCGCTATATTACTAACGATCACAGCAGACTGATTATTTATTGACTCAGTATTCTGATCTCCACTTCTACTCTTAGTCTTATTATCTGGAGTTGTGAATGTTGCTGAGAGTGTTTGTAAAGGATTTTCTCCATCTGCATGACCGGAAGCTCTCACTTCCATATCTGGTTCACCATCAGCATCAACATTCCATTCCTTAATCTCTACCTTATAGTCTGCACCAAAGTCTCCTATCTTAAAGTAAATTAATGCTTCATAGTCTCTGTCATCTGCATCATCACTTGACTGTTCTACATAAACTGTTTTGTTCAAGAGAAAGGTGAAGTCGGCAATGGTGGTAGCTGATAATTTATTAGGTTCAAATGGATTAGTGGAAACAAAGTTACCTAAGTAGTTCCTAACATCTGTATTAGAAGAAGAACTAAGTACATTAGATTGGGTTATATTAACAAAAGAAACAGTATGTGTACCTGAACCTGTTCCTGTGATGTCTACTATATCAGCCGGAACTCCATTAGATATAGTTGCTGAAACTGTGAAGTTAGTTGTAGAATTAACTGTCTTTACATAAAATGTACCAGATGTACTTAAACCGGAAGGTATAGTAGTTGTTGTAGAAAAGGTTACTTGGTCGCCAACAAGGAGATTAGTAACTACTGGTGCTGTACTAATTTGATCTGTACCCGGAGAAGTTACAAAGGTAGAAGATGTAATATCGTTATTCCTTATGTATACCTCATTACCAGCAGTACCAGTTGCATACCCGGTGAGATCAATCATCTTAATTGATGGCTCTGGAGTTTTATCTGTTCCTTTAACAATTATGGCATATGCTTCATCTTCACTTCTCCTGATGGTGTGTATAAATACATCATTACTATTGTTTGATGTCACACCAGTAATAGCTACGTGTTCAGTACATGGTCTCTTCTCTAGTCCTCTTGCAATGTGAGACAATCCATTCTCTTGTATCTCACCTTGTGTTGGTAACCTGAGTGTTGCAGGTTGTTGTGAGATTCCATTAATTAAACTAGGTATTGTTCCTGAAATTAGTGCCATCTTATGTTGTTGGTGTTGTAGTTTGTCTTACCTTACCTGTGTCTCTTTCTATTATCCTGAATACATCATAGTCATCAAAGATGGTGTAGTCTCCTACCTCTGATTCATACTCCAGTAACTCAGACCATGCTTGTCCTTCGTCTTCCTGAAAGAACCTGTGTAACTCACCTGACCCCACTACTCTATCATGAAACACACGTGCTGATCTAGTTGCTATGTATCTACGTGCTGCCTCTGGTAAGTCATCAAAGACTAAAACTATTACTCTATCCACCTTCACATCACCTGTGAATATACTTGTGTTTTTCTCTCTGTCATATAGTCTACCACCTCGTTCAACCACATCTTTTGTTGTACCTCTAACCTTGGATGTACTATCAATTCGTATAACATTTGATCCTAATATAATTTGTCCATTTGAATCTGGTGTATATGTAACTTGAAGATCTAAATTGAATACCCATCCTTTAGATTGTACTGCACGTGAGATGTTAGAGAGAATCTGTCTGGCAATACTGGCATCTTGTAGTCCTGCTAAGTTATCTAAACTAGAAACTGGCTGTTCTCCAATCGTTATCAGCATTGAATTGACTGCCTCTAACTCAGTCATTTTATTTAGACTCATGTTACCTTTATAATGTAGTAAAAAAAAGGGAGCACCCTAGTTAAAGGATACTCCCAAAAAGAATTACCTTGATCCTATAGTCCTTGAATCAAAGCAACCGCAGTTGCAGGTCTCAACACGTTGTGACCCATTGCGTATTTAGACACCATTAATGTACCTTGTCTGTTGATTTGATATTCCGATTCAACTGAAAGATCCATTAGCTTAACAGTAGCAACTGTGTCCATAGTCATTACTAATCCAATGACACGTTGTGCAACAGCAGAAATTATTGATGTAATTCTTGCTGCGGAATTTGCGCCATTGTTAGCAACTTCTGTAGTCCACGCTGCATGGTTAGTACTACCTGTGTCATACTGAGTAGTACGATAAGATTCACCAGCTAAAGGCTGGTCTGAACCCCAAGTAGCGGTGCCAGTTTTATGTTCACCTACGTTACTTGCAATAGTCCATAAGGACGAATTCCAAGTGTTAGTTCCAACACTAAACGAACCCAAGTGGTTGGTTACGTACACAGGCATACCTAAGATTTGAGGTACTGCACCTGTTGCAACGCTACCAGTTCCACCTAGATCTCGGTTGAATATAACTAGGTCGTTAAGGTTACTGGTTCCAGAGACCTTGAACATATCGAAATATGTGTCATTGTTTAGAACAACGAAAGGATCTCCGGGTACATCTGCATTCATTAAGATACGCTTCGCATCCATGATCGCTTGTGCGATTGCTTTAGGATCACGGGATGCAGCAATATCTGTGCCTGTTCCAGCAGTTGCACCGATAACAACATTCTGAGTAAAGTCCTCATCTGCGAAAGCTGAGTACTCTTGAATCATTGGTGCACCTGCGGTGAGAGCAGCCATTGTTGCTGATTCACACAAAGCACCTTTAATTGCAAGCCTCAAAATGTTTTGGTCAGCAACTTTACCGAGACCAAATCCTGCCTCTTGAGTGTAGATAGAACGTATGTCATAATGAGACATTGCTTCGTCAATGTTCGGAATGAACTGAGCATTAACTAACAGGTCATCAATCGAAACGATTCTCTCACCCTGCTTGGCAGCAGTTGGAACGATTTCCTTTCCCGGTGTATGGTAGCCCGCATCTCGGTACTTACCTGTCATCGGAAATTGGGCTGACTTGCCTTTTGATATTGTCCGCACACGATGCAAAGGCATCATGATGTTCTTAGATTGGAACGCTGTAAGCACTTCTCCTGCATACAGCTTGAGGAATAATGCACGACCTTGACCAGTAGATCCAGTTGTTGCATTATCCACACCCGCCCTATGAATTGCGGTATAGTCTTGTGCCATATTGTTTTTCCTTAGATTAAGGGTTATTGATTAATAACTCAGAAATCTTGGTCTCACAAAGTTCGGTACAGAGTTGTCCTACGCATAGGGCTACGTCTTACTTTTTGGTCTTGTCCTTTGTTTCCTTGTTAGAGCACATTTGAAAATCTCAGCTTTTGTGCCACACGTGCACGATACGCTGGATCTTTCTCATACTTCGGATCGCTCATTGCCGAAGTAAGTTCTGCTAGTGATTCAAAGCGAGGAGCTATGTCCTCACCCACATCACCAGACAGTAGGTTTGGTGGTATACCCACCGAATTCTGATAACGAGCTTGCATACCTAGTACAGCAAAGTTAGTGTTTGCATCTAGGTTTTCAATTTGTTTATTATAGGCTTCAATTTCCCAAGGTTGTAGGTTGTCTGCCGCCCAATCCATCATCAAGTTATAATTCTGCTCTCCACCTACCTCATTATATAGGTGTTCAACAGCTTGTTCTGCTACTGCCTCTTGACCTTGTAACCAAGTGTCAACCATTTGTTCAGATATTCCCTGTTCTTCAAGAGCATTTATTGCTTCTTTAGATAGGGTACCTGTTTCATTGTACTCATCTTGGAATACATTGAAGTCTAATCCTTTTTCATCAAGTAACTGATGTACTTGAGATCTAGTAGTGTTTACTATTTCTGGAGCTTCCTCATTTTGAAACCTCTCTTGCTCCGCAGTTAGCTGGCTCTCCTCGTTTGAATTGTGGAAGTGTTGTTCTAATTGCTTGTATGCTTGAGCTAAGTCTTGAGGGGAACTAAACTTTTCAGGTAACCACTCAGGTCTGTCATTATCTCTGACATATAGTTCTTCTGGTTGGTCACTAGGATTAATAGGCTCCTCCATCTTAGCAAACATGTTATGCACATGATCTGATGTACCTACTTGATTTGTTCCTTCTCCTTCATATGTGTTCACTTCTTCTGTCATTGTGTTTCCTTCTTACTGTGTGTTAATTATGCATTACCCATTTGTTGTGTCATAGCTTCTTGCATCTGTTGAGCCAACTCAGGATTGTTAGCCATTTGCTCATTCATACCCTTGACCATATTTGGCGTTGCTCCTTTAACAACATCACTCATCATCTGAGCTTGTTGTGCTTGCTCCATCTGTGCTTGCTGTGCTTGTTGGGCTTCTGCTTGTTCCATTTGAATCTGTTCATCAGTCTTAATTAAACCACCTGTGTCAATACCAAGAGATGCACCTAGTCTATCCATGTAGTCATCAATGTTTAGCTTCTGAGCTAACACTTCTGGCCCTAGTGGAGCTAGGTACTCTAAGAATTGAGATAGTTTATTCAAGTCCTGACCACGACCTAGTGCTTCCATACCAGTAACAATCTGTGGTTTGACTGATTCCTTTGGAAACTTAGGCATCTTCTTCTGCTTAACCATTCTGGCAAGTAGAATATTAATGAGTGGTAATTGGAATTCCTGAGAGAGTACAGAATAGACACCACCTAGAGCACTCTCTAGTTCTTGTGCCATGAAACGTATTTCTTCTGCTGTCACTCTTTCTGCATTCCTTTGAACAGAGGAATTAAGAAGGAAAGCCGCAGCTAACCTTTCTTGTATGTCTCTTAACATATCCTGTGCAATTCTAAAGTCATTAAACTTATCGACTTGCAATGTGGATACATCATTTGAATCGCCTTGCACTATAGCACCACTTGGTGCATCAGCTATTGTCTTTATCCTAGTGGTACCATTAGGTCTCACCAGAAATAAAACTTTGGAGGCTGCCGCAGAGCCTTCAACTATTGCTTTAGATAGTGCTTCAAGCGACTTAAGATCCCCTAAGTATTCTTCTACTAGTCCTCGACCATAAGATTCCCCATCAACTCTGCTAAAGCGGAGAGCAATGAAGGGACTCTTATCAATAGGAAATTTGCCGAAGGACTCAGGGATGGTAGTAGTTCCTATTTCTTGATGTATGTGCCAGTACTTACCCTTGTTACAGACATAAGTAAATAGCTCGTAGGGCTTGTCAGGAGACTCAGGGGAAAGTTCCTGTGGTGAAGGAAGCCCTAGAGCTATTCTTGCACTTTCTGGTATAGTCTTTGCATCAAGTGATTCTTTAGTTATTAGGTAAAGAAGATTACCCATTGGATCTCTCTTAACAATGAACCGATCCAAGTGGAACACTCGCATACCACCCTCTTCTGGTAGGTAGAGTAGGCAATTACCAGTTGTGATAAGGTGTTTTAATGCTTCAAATACTGGAACACGAAAGGCTTCAGTTTCAATCTCATTCATTGCCGCACGTTCAATCTTTGCAAACCCTTCTTCAACTGCACCCCTTTGTTCTGGGCCGACTAGTGCCTCTATGTCAAAGTCATCAATGGTTAATCTAAAGAAGGGGGAGTTTGGAGGAAGAAGAGTCAACAAAAGTTTACTTGCTAAATGATTAACACCTCTTGCTCCTATACTTTGGAATGGAGTTTGATAAGTGGTAGCCCAGTTTGCTCCTTGGTCTTTTATTAAAGTAGGTATCGTTAGTTTAGCACATTCTCTAGCCCTATTAAGGTACGATTCCCTATGAGAAAACCCTTGCTCATACATACCCTTGAGTTGCCCGCCTTCATAAGTCTCTTTAACATTCTTCATACTCTAACACCTGACCTACTAATTTTTCTTAGTCGTCTTTTACCTCCTCCACCAGCAGTTGACTTTTTAACTCCTTTGAATGTTGCACTCCTCGCAAAGCCTTGTCCTCCTTGTGCTACATCTTTAGAAAAATCTCCTTCTACTCCGGGGCGACTGGCTCCGGTAGTGCCGCTTTCTCCCGTACTCGACTGATCTCCCTTCCATGCTTGACCCGCATCCATCCACCTTGTCCACTCAGCTTTTCCAGCATCCATAACATTTACCCACTCAGCTTTTCCAGCATCCATAACATTTACCCACGCAGCTTTAGCTGCATCTGCTCCTGTATGAAGAGCTACTTTACCAGCATCTGTCGCTGTAGCAAGTCCAGTTTTACCAGCCGATGTGAGGTTAGCAAGTCCAGTTTTACCAGCAGTCAACAAAGCTCCTGCACTTCCACCAATTTTTACCTGCGGTATTTTAGGTAAAGTTTTCTTTAGATTACTAGTGGTTGTCATCAGACTCTCTTTAGCAGAACTAGTTTCTTTCATCAACTTTTCTTTAGCATCACTAGTGGATGTCATAAGCCCCTTTTTAGCACCAGTAGTGGTATCCATGACACCCTTTTTAAGATCAGTAGTGGTTGTCATTAACTTCTTTTTGGCATCAGTAGTGGTTGTCATTAACTTCTTTTTAAGAGCATCAATTGTGGGTACTTTTGTTGGTATTTTTATTGCAGGTGGCTTAATAACAGGTGTCTTGATAACAGGTGTCTTGATAACAGGTACTTTTGTTGGTATTTTTATTGCAGGTGGCTTAACAACAGGTGGCTTAATAACAGGTGTCTTGATAACAGGTGTCTTGATAACAGGTACTTTTACTTTCGCAACTTTCTCCACAACTTTAGGTACATCTGCTACTGTTGTCTCTGCTTTCTTTGCAACTTTCTTTACTACTTTCTTTGCCTTCTTTGCAACTTTCGTTACTGCTTTAACAACTCCTCCTCCACCCCCACCAAAGAGGACAAGATCTCCTTCATAATCAAATGACTTTGAGGACTCTTCAACTAGTTCTCCTTTGTTCTCATCCCATGTGTAAACAACCTCTGTATATATTTTCATGTTACTCCGCTTTCTTCTTTTTCTTAACAGTTAATTGTTTAGAGGCACCTTGAACGGATTTCTTATCTGTATCAGAGAGATCTGCTTTCTTACCTGAACCAGAACTTGTCTGTGTTTGTCCACTAGATGAGTAGTTTGCTTCAGATGTGTCAGAACCTACATCATCATCACCATCTCCACCTTGACCTAGTATTCTGTTTACGAAGCCAGTAACTTCTTGTCCCTTCTCACCTACAAAAGTCATACCTTCCATACCTTTATCATAAATATCACCAGTCACTTGACCAAAACGATCTTGCCCTGCCCTAGTCTGCTCATCAATCTTTTCTCTTTTTACTTTTTGGTATTGCCTTTTCGCAGACTCATGTGCACCTGTAATAGATTCTGTATTAGCTCCTAAAGTTCCACCGCCCATTTTATTCCCTTATAAATAGTGTCCAATCGTCTCCTCCATCTCCTTTATATTCAGTTAAACCTCTTCCTAATCTACTGATTAGAACTGGATAGTAAGATGACTTAGGATGACATGGTAATATATATGATGAAGTATTGTTTTGATTCATTAGTGTATCTAATGATTGAAAGATAACAGTTGAATCTCTATTAGTAATCTTTTCTGAATGCATCCACCAGTATACTGTAGGTGAATGTGTACAAAAAGCACCTGCTATTTCTCCGTCTTTAAAGATAACATGTGTTGGATACATAGGTAGTCTACCATTTTCATCGGCAACTTCCATTACTTTTTCCATTAACTCTTGAGTGTTAATTGGAAATACTTGTAAATTAGTTATCATAGTGTGTGTGTATGTGTTAAATAAGCACTAGCTGTTTATACGTTTAGCCCCCCACCTTTGTAAGCTGAGTGGGATTTCCCTTTAGCCTTTCCTTTCCTTTTCTTCTTGTACTTTGCCTTAGATACCTCAGACTTAGGAGCATCCAACATCTCCATCTCTGCTTCTGCTATATCAGGTCTGTCCATTTGTGCAGGAGGTGGTGGAGGTGGTGGCATCTTAATCTTAGGTGTTGATTGGCTTCGTCCACCCATGATCCTCCTCATATAATTGTGTAAGTCGTGCAACCACAGACTGTTGTCCTTGAAGGAAAACAATTTCTTTTATATCTGTCCCATTCGGAACATCCTTATAAGG